AAACCGATGTGTGAGGTGTGCGAGGCAAAGGGAGTCTTTACCGATTGCTCTGATGGAAACAACAATGGCATTGCCGACCACGTTATTAGGATTTTAGATGGTGGTCACCCTTACGATGAAAGAAACCTATTTACTTTGTGTAAGCGGTGTCACAATGTAAAAAGCAATATGGAAGGGAGAGGATTTGCTCCTGCTCGGATTGCAAGTGTTGATGGTTATTATTTACCGGAAAACAAGGAGAACATATTAAAAGCTATTATAAACAAAAAAGTAAATTAGGATGAAAACCGATAAGTTAAAAGAGTTGCAAGGTACTTTAAAGAAAGGCAGAATTAAAAATATGACACCTCAGATGATAATTGCTCACAATCCTCTTAATTTAAGTGAGGAAGAGCAAAATGTAGTTGAACTTGTTAAAATGCACCTTGAATCAGCAGATGCCAGTTATAATGTTGATATTATATCTATCAATATGTTGGCAAGGCTACTTACCGTAGTGCAACAATCTGCAAAAAATTTATTGAATACTGGTGGTGTTGTTATTTGTGCTAACGGTGTACAACAAATTTCACCTGAGTGGACAATGTTCAAGCAAAGCATTGAGTTGTATAATGATATGTCTGACAGATTTGGACTTGACCCAAAGGCAAGGTTGAAGTTGGAATATTTTAACAGAGTGGATAAGAAGGAAGAGGATCCTATTATGAAGCTGATTAAAAATGCCTAATGTTTGCATTAGAGAATGAAATTATAGGTGAATATGTTAAGTTGGCTATAAAAAGGCATTATGATGACCTTAAAAAGTCAGAAAATAGCAATTTCCCTTATTACTACGATGAAAACGCTGCAAATACCTACATTTCCTTTATGAAAGTATGTAGGTTGACAAAAGGTGAATATGCAGCCATGAATGTCAACGTCATGCCGTGGCAGGAGTTCTTTTGGGCAATGATATTTGGTTGGAAGCGTAAAATTGACAAAAAACGTAGATTTAGGAAGGTTTACTTAGAAATATCAAGAAAGAACGCCAAAACAGAGACGGCTGCTCTTACCGCAGTTGCCTGTTTTATTTTAGATCAAGAAAAAGGTGCTGAAATATATACCGCAGCTACTACCCGTGATCAGGCAAGGATATGCTGGGATGCTGCTAAAGTAATTTTGGAATATCTTAAAAAAGATTCATCAGCCGTAAATAAATTAGTACAAGTCAGAGCGCATTCAATTTACTCTACCCAGAGCAATAGCAAGATGATACCTGTATCTTCCGATGCTAAAACATTAGATGGTTTAAATCCACATATAGCAATAGTTGACGAAATGCACGCACATCCAGACAGTTCTGTATTGGAAATTATGGAAAGTGGTATAGGTAGTAGAAGTCAACCATTAATACTAATCACTACTACAGCTGGATTTAATAAAGAAAGTCCGTGTTATCAATTAAGGAAGGTATGTGTTGACATTATTAAAGGACATAAACATGATGATGCAGTATTTCCATTGATATTTAGTTTAGACGAAGATGATGATTGGCAGGATAGTAAAAACTGGGTAAAGTCTAATCCCTCTATGAATGTTACAATAGGTATGGGATATTTGCAAGATCAGTATACCAAAGCTATAAATGAGGGTGCAGCCAAGCAGATTGGCTTTATGACTAAGAATTTAAACTATTGGACAAACACTCACGCTACATGGATTAATGAAAATATGTGGAATGAGTGCGAAATGAAGATAAATGATGACTTTTTGCTTAAAAGACCAGCATTTGGTGGCCTTGACTTAGCACAAACGGTGGATATTAGTGCTTTTTGCTTGTTTTTCCCAGAATTTGATGGTAAACCAGCTTTTTTACTATGGAAATACTGGATTCCTGAGGAAAATGTCAAGGAAAGGTCCTTGAGAGATGGTGTACCTTATATGGATTGGGCTTTGAACGGTAATATTAAGGTTACAAGTGGCAATATTGTAGATAATGATGTAATTATCAATGATATTTACCAATTATACCAAAAATATAACATTAGAAGTCTTGCCTATGACCCTTGGCGTGCTACTCATGTTGTTATTTCATTACAGGAAAGGGGAGTTAATGTAAAACCATTTCCACAAAGTTTTCCTGAGATGAACACACCAATATGTGAGTTTGAAAAAATGATTACTGGTAAAAAGATATTTCATAATGGGGATCCTGTAGCAAAGTGGATGCTAAGTAATGTAGCATTAATTATAAATTCTACAGGCCTTGTTAAGTTTGACAAAAGAAAATCTAATGAGAAAATTGATGGTATGGTGGCTGCTGCAATGGCTATTGGTGAGGCTATTGACCCTAAAAACAAAATTAATTTGGATTTTAATTTGATAATTGGATAAAATTTTTATTTGCATATAAAATTATTAATAATCATCTTTGCAATATGGAATTTTTGAATAAAATAGCCAATTTTATAAAAAGGAGTAGAATTTCTAATCTTGGACCTGCCAAGGACTGGAAATTGTACCAAGAATTATTTGGAACTAACCAAAGAAGGGTTAGTCATGAAACATCCTTATCTATACCTGCTTATTTTAGGGCATTATCTATTTTAAGCGAACAAATTGCATCTTTACCTTTCTCAATATATGAAACACAATCGGATGGCAATGTCGTTGAGGCGGTTAACCATCCGATGTTTTCTTTAATTAAGTACAGACCATCAAGCAGGTATGATACTTTTAGTTTTAGAGAGGCAATAGTCAGACAGGCAGTAAATGGTTCTATGACTACAAAATCTGGCAATGTTCTTATAATTCCTATGAGAAATCAGTCAGGAAATGTAATTGACTTGCATTTGGTTGATGAACCTTGGGAAATGTATAAGATAAATGATGAGTTTTTCTATAAATTAGAAAGAAATAGTGAAATTTATTCTTCATCAGAGGTATTACATATAAAATCATTTAGCGAGAATGGATATTGGGGTAAAAGTTTAATTGAAGCTGGTAAAACAACTTTATCAAGGGCATTACATGAAATTGACTATGGGAATGACATATATGCCAAAGGAACTAACTTATCAGGTACAGTTGAAACCGATTTAATACTAAATGAGGATCAATTAAATGTAATTAAGAAATCTTGGGCAGATAAACACTCAGGACCCAACAATCAGCAAGGTGTTGCTTTCCTACAAGCTGGTTTTAAATTTAAACCCATAGCATCAAAGTTGGAAGCAGCCGATATAGATGCAAGGAAGTTGACTATTGAAGATATATCTAACCTGACTGGAGTGCCAGGTTTTTTGCTTTTAGGTCAAAACAATATATCAACTACCAATATTGAGATATTAAACAGAATATTTGTACAATATACCCTTAGAGCGTGGACTAAGAGGATTGAAAATGAATTTAACACAAAACTATTCCCACAAAAAGATTGGGGTAGATATTACGTTAAATTAGATTTAGATGAGTTGTATCGTGGTGATGTAATGGCAAGGGCAGAGTTTTATACTAAACTTTATAATATTAGAGCAATTGCACCAAATGAAATTAGAAATCTAGAAGGATTTAATCCTTATGAAGGTGGTGATAAATTTGGTATGCCTTTAGCATCTAATAGCAGGGAAGTACCTACTGGTAATCAAAATAACGATAACAATGCCAAAGTACAGTAATTACCCACAAAGTGCTACTAATGCTGCAAAGAAAGCATTGAAACATAAAGAAGATAATGGTTCATCTTGTGGCACATCGGTGGGATGGACCAGAGCAAGGCAATTGGCAAACAGACAAGGTTTAGAGGCTGATGAAGTTATACGCACATATTCTTTTTTATCAAGGGCAAAAGTATATGACCAAGGCAAATACTTTGATGAAAACGACAAGGAAATATGTGGATCTATTATGTATGATGCCTGGGGTGGAAGTACTATGTTACCTTGGGCAGAGCGTACCGCTAAAAAAATTATGGAAGACAGAAATAAAGAAATTATGGAAACAAGATATTTTAATGTTGAATATAAAAGCCTTGATAATAATATGATTCAAGGCATTGCCTCTTCTTTAAATTCACCCTATGATATGGGTAATTTTGATGAGGAGATTGATGAGGAAGCATTTGATGAGGCTGATTTTTCAGAAGCCGCTGCCTTATTTAACCACGACCAAAACATTGTACTTGGTAGAGTTAAAAACAAAACCCTTAAAATTGAAAGACAGGGTAAGTTTTTAGTATATACGTTTAATCCACCAGATACAATGGCTGCCAATGACGTAGCAACATTGATTAAAAGAGGTGATATTTACCAGTCATCATTTGCTTTTAGTTTAAAGGAAAACGGTGATTCCTGGGAGATGAGAGATGGCAGATGGAAGAGAATGATTAAAAAAATAGACAAGGTTTATGATGTAAGTCCTGTAACCTATCCGGCAAATCCGAATACTACAGTTGCATCAAGATCTATGGAAAGACATATTCAACAAAATGAAAAAGCGGAATGCAATTTCAAAGAGTTTGTTGAATTTTTAAACAACTTAAAAAATTATTAAAATGTTGAAATCTGATGAATTAAAGATGTCGCGTTCCGCTAAAATAGAAGAAATGCGATCTTTGATTAATGCTATCGAAACATTAGGTGCTAATGCTACTGATGAGCAGAGATCAAAATTAAATTCAATTAGAACTGAGGTGACCAATTTGGAGAGTGATATTGAAAATCATTTGATGTTGGAAGCTGAATCTAAAAGAATGGCTACTCCTGCTACCAGGGTAAATGAAAACAAAATTAGCGATGAGCAAAGAGTAAAGAAAAACTACTCTTTCCTTAGAGCAGCTAATCTGGTTGCTAACAACAAAAACCTTGATGGTTTAGAGTTGGAAATGCACCAGGAAGCAGAAAGGGAATTTAGACAGGCTGGTATCTCTGCATCAGGTAATCTTTACATTCCAAAGATGATTGTAAAGAGTGAGAAAAGAGATATGACTGCTGGTACTGCTTCACAAGGTGGTAATACCGTACCTACTATTTTAGGTGACCTTATTCCTTTCCTTGACCCAAGGTTGGCAGTTATTAATGCTGGTGCTACCCTACTTACCGGATTAACTGGTAATTTAGACTTCCCTCGTAACGATGCCGCTGCTACCGCAGTTTGGGAAACTCAGAACTCTGCTAATGATGAAACAAGTCCAACCTTTGATAAAATTAGTATGTCACCAAATCGTTTAGGTGCATTTACTGATATTTCAAAGCAATTACTTGTTCAATCATCTATTGATGTAGAAAACTTTGTAAGGAATCGTTTGAGCGAAGCAGTTAACCGTGCATTAGATTATGCTTTAATTAATGGTGACAATTCAGCACAACCTTTCTATGGTATTCTAAATACTGCTGGCATTGGTTCAGTAGCTATTGGTACTGATGGTGGACCGTTGACTTATAAGCACATTATTGACCTTGAAACTGAACTTGCAGTTGATAATGCTGATTTTGGAACTTTGGCTTATCTTACTACACCTGGTGTAAGAGGATTTTTAAAGAATACAGAAAAAGCATCAGGTACTGCTCAGTTTGTTTGGTCTGATGGTGCGCCCCCAGTTGGTCAGCAAGGTTTAAGGACTGATTTACTAAATGGCTACCGTGCATTTGTGTCAACTCAAGTACCATCTAACTTAACTAAAGGTGGTGGAACTGATTTACACGCGGTTATATTTGGTAATTTTGCTGAGTTGTTGATTGGTCAATGGGCAGGATTAGATGTAGTGGTTGATCCATATTCATCAAGCAAAAACGCTTTAGTTACTATTGTAGTTAATAGCTGGTGGGATGCTGCCGTACGTCATGCTCAATCATTTGCAGCGATTAAGGACGCTGATATTACTGGTATTTAAAAATTAATAAAATGAAGAATATTTTAATTGGTTTATTTGTATTTGTAGCAATCGGATTGACTGCATTTAAAAATGACCGTTCAAAAACACTTAATAGTAATTATGATGATGCGTCAAGCACATTTTATTCCTATTCAGTAAGTGATACTATTACTAATACTGAAATAGATACAATTACTATTCCAGTAAGTTTACTTAGTCCTTGGAGTGGATATTGGAGCGTTGTCGCAACTAACTTGTCAGGTACTACCTACATTTTACCAACTGTGCTACAAGCTGCAAG